AATCATACATGGCTTATGATATTTAGAAACAACATTCATTGCAACTAAGCCAGTCATTTCTTGTGGAATATTATCATATTCATTTAATTCAATAAATAAAATATTATTATCCAATAATCCATTCTTTTGGATCTTAAAATCAATAATATCCATTGCTTTTTCTTTAATTTTATCTTGGCGTGATTTAGCATTTTTACCTACGCGCGCAGCCTGTTCTGCGGCAAGTTCTATATCCCCTTCTTTTGCGCCACGTTTAGTACTAGGCATTTCTCTATCAGGCTCAATAAAACAATAAAATAATGTTTGTTTATCTTGAATACTTCCTACACGAGTAATAGCATTAACCATTGGCGCGATATAGAATGCAACGTCAATAGGCGTTAGTCCAGTATATGGTGGAGTGGCTTTTTCTTTTAATGAAAATGATTGCGATTCAAGTAACGTTTGAAAACCTTTATTTTTAATATGCCGCAGTCCTTCAAGCATTAAATAATTAGTTTCAGAAGTGGTTCTATCCATTACATCAGCAATTTCACCTAATGCTACTAAATCTAAATACTCTTGTGCTTGTTGAATACCTAGCATGTCATCCAATACTTCACAAAATTTATACACTACGCCCGCGCCACAAAGAGATTTATTAGAATAATTATTTGATAATTGATTATTAACTATAATAGTATTTGAAGCAGTAGAGATGATTGGATTGCCATCGTCATCATATAGTTGATCGTGATGATCCAATACTAAACAATCAATACCTAACTCTTTCAAACGTACATGCTCATTTACATCGTATGAACTTGAATCAGGGCATATCACTAAATCCCAGCGAATTTTTTCTTCTACCCAATTAATTAAGTCTGATAACCCATGCTCCTTATGTTCATGTACACGAAATTCAAAATTTGCATTAGGGAATAAATGTTTACAATATAGCCATAGAATACTAGCGCTAGTAAAACCATCCGCGTCTGGATCCACATTAAATAAAATTGCACTATTACGTCTTAAATGATATAAAAGTTTTTCTGCTCCTTCTTTAATATTATCTAAATCATAAGGATTCAATTCACATGTAGCTTTATTTGGATGCAAGAAAGTTTCAATATTTTCTACGCCGCGATCAATTAAAATATCTTGTAATGCTAATCGCGGCTCAATGCTATATAGATTTCTTAGTTTGTATTTCAATGTTATTTCACCTTAACCCTTTCTCTAAATAATTTATCAAATATTTCTTTTCCTCTATCAAATGGAGAATCTTTTTCTTTTAATAAGTTATTATAATCCCAAATATATGAAAATTTAGCTTGTAATTTATATTTATTACAAAGATCTTCTAATTTCTTTCTATATTTTAAAGCTTTTTCATCGCGCCAATCTTCATATTCTTTATCTAAAGCTACTATTATTTCATTTGCCCCTAAAATATCTGTTAATAAGCTTATATGATATTTATTAAATGTGGAGCCGCAGCAAGCAACAGTATTACTATATTCACCATAATATTCATCATCTAGTAAAACTGATTTTTCTCCTTCTACAATAATGGCGCTTCTGCGTTTTTTAATACCATTTTGATGCTCATATATTCCATACAAATTAAACTGTAAGGGATGTGAATATATTGTATTTCCAATTTGTATTGGCCGATATTTACCATTCTCTTCTGCATCTTTAGGGTCTACTGCTCTTGCGCGAATACCTATCAAGCGCCCATTTATATCGAAGTGCGGAATTGTGATTTTATTTTGTGAAAGACAAAAACCAATTTGAAATTTATCCATAGCATCAGATGTAATACCATCTTTTAGCCATAAAGGATGATGATAATGAGTAAAACAAGATAAAACGTTAGAAGAGTATTCTGGTAAGATAGGAATATGTTTAGAAAAATTATATTTTTCTGTATCAAAAGTTAAAGTTGATGTTTTTCTTTTTACTGCTTGTGTAAAATGCTTTATACAGCGTTTTACATAATCAATAGCTTCTTCTTCTGTAATTGTACGATTTTCATTTATATAAATAAATTTTTGATATAATTGAAATATCGTCATAGACTCATTGCATTCAGTATAGCAACGAAAAATTTTATGATTTTGATACCAATATAATTTCATTGATTCAGCATCTTCTAATGGATTATGACAAATCGTAGGACAAATTAAATAACTTTTGTCACGGTTAATAATAATTTGTTCTACTCCTAATCCATGTAAAAAGTTATATACATCATCTATTGTTAATGAAACATATATATCTTGTTTACTAACATTTAATAAATCTAGTTCAATGTCTTCATTTTGTAATGTTGTTAGCATTACTAATCTCTTCCTTCCATCCATTTATCGGCTGCTCAATAGCTGATGAGAATAAATCTAACGTACCTTCAATTGGTTGATTATCCGCGGTGGTCATAAATAAATCTCTTCTGCGGCCATTACCTAAATCTAATTGAGTCCAGATTCTAACATTCTTATATCGGCCTCTCCGCATTTTATAAATATCAATTACATGTGTGGGCTTATAATCAGAATCTTGTAAAATACGAGCATCCAATATATTTTCGCGCGCGGCAACTCTAAATTGCGGTACTAATGAGTTCCACGCTTTATCTCGTATTTTAGTCATTACCATGCCAACGTCACACTTATCTGATACTGCTTTGCTGCCGCGAATACAAGTTTCATTTTTAAAATCTAGATCATCAGTCATTGCCATAACATTAACTTGTGTAGATGATGATATAAAAATATTATAATCTTTTGCGATTTGTTTTAATTGATTTGACATCATCATTAGGATAGTATGTTCTCCTAAGTTATTTTTTGCAAACTGATTAACCATACTTGCCGTTGTGTGAAGGTAATCGAAGAATACATATTTAACATTGTCGATAGTAACATACTTTTTTATTGTTGCTTCTACATTATTTAAGTTAGGTTCACTAATTTCTTCAATTAAAAAATATCCTTGATAATCTTTAATAATCTGCGCGGCGTATTTTACCCTACTTAATTCACCAAGCTCATAATTACCTGTTAAAATATGTTCTTCATTAACACCTGATAAATATGCTAACATAATAGTTTGAAGTTCTTCCTTATCCATCTCCGTTACGATAAATAATACTTTTCTTGGTGGCCGCAACTCACCTTCTATATCCATTTCTCTAATAAAATTCATTTGATCATGCGACCATCGTACTGGATAAGCAAGATGACAAGCATCAAAAACCGCAGTTCTAGTCTTACCGACATTAGTCGGAGATGATTTTAAATAAAAACATCCTTCTCTTGCTCCTCGACATACAGTACTTAATATTTTACCTTCTAAGCTTGGGCCTATATTTGGAGTTTTTTGCAGTTCATTAATTAGTTCTACAATTCCCTCCGCTGGATCACCTTTCAATTTCCCGCCATTTAAAAATTCACTTCTAATAATATTATAACGGCCTTCGACCGCATTTAAAATTTCTTCAATACTTGAATCATCAAAATGCTCCTGAATTTTAATTGCTTTTAAAGGATCAGTAATATCTTTATCTTCAATGTAAAATTCACTAATATCATATTTTTCTTTTTTTAACCGCCGCAATAAAGAATATTTTTTAAAGCGGGTATAATACATATCAAAGTTACTTAATTCTGCAAATTCATATGCTGTTTTTAAAAATTCTAATCCACCGTCTCTTTTATAGATTTCGGCACTATTTGCATGTTTATCTACTTCTTGGTCTATCTCAATCGGTGTTAAAACTGTTGCTCCCTCGTCATACAATTTTTTAATAATAACAAAACAAATTCTAATTACTTTTTCATCGAAATCTGTTGGATATATATCTGTATATTCCAAAAAAAGAAGCGGGTTTTTCATCAAACAGCCAATTACTTGGCGGTCTGCCATTCTATCTGATAACGTCAAATGAAAACCCCCTTACCTTTAGTTAATCATTGAGCCAATCATCTGGATCCCAACTTTCTTTCTTTTGTTTATTGTTTTCTTTAATAGGAACAATATATTCTTTTGTTTCCATTTGCGCTGCTTGCGCAATACTTAATCCTTCATGTTCTTTTGCGCTCTTATATTGTAGCATTTTTTCTACTGTTGTAGGATTAACTAGACAAAGTGATTCGGCTAACTTTTTCTTCTTCTCTACACAATAAATATAATCTAAACAGTCTATAATAATATCATCAGTATATCCATATGTTTCTTGTAACCGTTTGCGCTCTGTCCAGATACGAGGACCGGGAGATTTTAAACCAAAAATAGTACATACTTTATCAAAAAATAAATCGCGCGCTTGCCGCTCCTTCAAACATTTTGGACAATAACTATACATGGCTTTTGAACGAGGAGAGGCATAATCTACTAATTCTGTTTTTCGGAATTGTTCTTTACAATTATAACATTGTTTAGTTAATCTCATATTATTCTCCTTATTTATACTCTATTATTATTATAGCATAATTTATAAAAAAAGTCAATAAAATAGGCTTATGACTAAACATAAGCCCATTTATATTTATATGCACTTTATAATAAATCTTCCATTTCAGCATTAAACAATTCTACTAATGACTTTTGTTGAGGAATAGCTTGACTTAACTTGAACCCATTGCCACCAAAGATTTTAGAAATAATTGCTTGCATAGTATTAAGTCTAATATCTTTATCTTCTTGTGATGTAGCGGCATCTAGATATTTAGCCCAGAGTTCACGAGCTTCGTCCATAACTTCTTGGAAAGATGCTTCTGGTTTTTCCGCGCTTGGATGATTTAATTCTTCTTCTGAAATAAATCCAGTCCCAGTAATTTTTGCTTCTTCTTCCATAGCATCTGCTACTGCTTTTACAAGGCCATCATAACTTAAAGGAATTTTAGGGACAATTGCACGATATCTTGAACCTGCAAAAATTGTAGGTGTTTCACGAAGATATAACCAACGCGTGGCATTGCGGTGTTCATCATATTCAACACCTAAATATGCAATTATATCGACTAATCCATTTACAGCTTCCGCGCAAGCCGGTGGAAGATTTGGACTAATTTGTTCTAGTCTATTGCCTTCACTATCAATTACATCAGTAACTTTTGTTTTAGAATGTGCTATAAAAACAATAGCATATCCTTGTTTAGACAAATCACGAAAAGTTTTTTCAAATTCTTCTCGTAACATTTTAAAACCGCGGCCCCAAGCAATTTCAGAAATTTCTGTAACTCCTTGTTGTGATTTTATATAATCTTCACACATTGAATACGCAATACCGACAGTATCAATAATGATAGTTTCAAAGCGTTCTTTCATTTCTGGTTTCTTTAATTGACGACAAATATCTTTAAAAGTACTCCAATTGTCAATATCTGCCGCATATACATTTGCAAGCGCGTGATACCCAATTTCAAATGCGCATAGTAATGGCTTAGGCCATAATACAGCAGTACTAGTTTTTCCTGCTTTTTCACGTCCAAAAATCTCTACGAATCGTCCGCGTAAATCCTTACATAAACGGGTGGGCTGTAATTCTGCTAAATTGATTTTTGCCATTTAAATCACCACCATATAAAATATAGCTGGGAAATTATTCCCAACTATATTTAGAAGCAGTTGCCGCATCAGCTCGTGCCGCAGACTTACTTGCCTTATTTTTAGCATCAATCTGCAGTTGTTCAAGATTGGCCTTTCTTACATTAAAGCCTTTCTTAATCTCCATAGGATCATACGCGAATTCCTCTTCCTTACCTTCATCATCACCCTTTGTAATAATAAGTTCACGTACAAATCGAGTAGTGGTTTCAGGAATATCTTCTCCCCAAGAACTATCTGCTCCGGACTTCTTTTCTTCAACAGAAGTTACACGAATACGTCCCTTAATAGTTACTGTATCATTAGGATTCCAATTACGTTCAATAAAATCAACATGGTCTGGCTTTTCAACAATAAAAGTAATAACGTCAAGCTTCCCACCATATTGGACAACACCGCCCTTAATTAGAAGCCTACCAGTAGGATCACCATCTCGATCCAGTTCAGGCTGCATATCCATAATGAAGATATCCATAATAAATGTCGCGGCATCCATCATATTTGTAGTGCTGGCGAAAGAGGCATCTACCCGCCAACCATCAACTAGTGTACCTTGCCGAGTAACGAATGCATTTTCCTTAAGAGTCACACCAGTTAGACGCACTGTATCTGCATCTGCTAGTCCTGCACTTTGCGCAGTCTTACAATTTTTCAGTTCTTGAATGCTCTTCCAACCAGGATTAATCGCACCGCTATTAGTAAACTCTGCGGCGAACATCGTTACAGGAATTTCACTAGTTTCTTCACGTCCAAGATATGTCTGAGTAACACGAATAGTTAGATTTGCACGTTCATAATTTCTACCATCACTAAACTTTCCAGTATTAAAAGTTGCATCAAGTAGCTTACCAACTAGAGTAATTTTTTGTTCTGATTGTTGCATTAGATCTTTCATTTTTATTTCTCCTTTTTCTTTTACTCTTTTTATTTATTATATCATATTTTTCTATTTTAATCAAATAAAAGGGTGATTCTTATTATGGAATCACCCACAAGAACCGCAATTACTTGTTACGATTCCAGGAACTGTACCTACATTAGTAGATCAGATTACTCAGCCTTACGGGCAGCCTTGGCAGCTTCCTTCTCCGCGGCCTTAGCAGCAGCTTCAGCTACAGGATCATAAGCTAGACCAGCTTCAGTTAGAGTATGATACTTTACAACCTTAGTCTTAGCCTTACGGGTTTCGGTAGCGGGTTCTAGTTCAACAGTCTCTTCACGAGGAGTATTAGCATATCCCTTCTTAATTAGAGCATTAACAGTACCAGTTACAGCAGGAACAGAAACACCAACCGCTTCAGCAATTTGCTGCTTTGTTAGTTCCTCACCAAAATGTTGCTTCATGTAATTTAGAATCATTTCACCATTAGTAGTCATTTTTTTAATCTCCTTTTAATTTAATTTAATTTATTATAGTAAGGAACGTTTTCGTTCTCTTTACTTCGTTTATATTATATCATAAATTTTATTAGAAGTCAAATATTTAATATCTTTTTTCTTATAAAATATTTTATTTGCTCTTCTTTACATATTTATTATATCAAAAATTTTAATAAAAGTCAAATATTTAATTTTCAGTTTCTGCTTCAATTGTAAATAATTCGCGCGCACGCTGTTGCGCAGCTTCATCAGTAGAGCACTCATTGACAATTTGTTCTAACTTTGTAACAATATTATCTTTATAGCCCTTAACTGCTTTTTGCTCATTTAAAATCCTATTTTCAATATTATTAATAACAATTAGAGTGCCAACAAGTAAACGAGCATAATCTGTACGATTTAGTGTTTCAGGGTCAAATTGCTCACTAGTAATTCTATTATAAAGTTGCTGATAATCATTTTGCATGGTTTTTGCGGTCTGCTCACCCTTTTCATCTTGCTTTTCATGATTAAAATTTACTACTTGTCCAGCGAGTACTTCAGTAGCATGAGCAATTTCTTTAAATAAATCTATATATTTTTGATGCATATTATAAACCTCACATAATTTCTATATTAGTTGTAGAATTTCTTGCGTCAATAATTCTAACGCCCGCAGTCATTCTATTTTGAACAGGAATAGAAGTAGTTTCTAACAGTACGGCCTTATTATTTGCTGATATGAATACTCGTTCTTGGTTATCAGGAATAGCATATACCAAAGCAATTTGCTCATCTTTTAAAGACATTACTTGAGAACCTTTGACCTGACGAGAAGTAATTTGAAAATCTTCAATAGGAGTAATTTTCCCTTTTCCAGTAGACGTAATTGTTAAGATACCTTTATACAGAATATTTTCCTTAACAATAGTTGCAGTTTGAATATATTCTGTTGGCTGTATTTTAATTGCTTTTACTCCACGCGAAACTCGTCCAGTTGTATTTAATTCTGAAATAGGATAAAAATTATAATTACCATTATTAGTAACAATGAATACTTTATCTTGTTCAGATGTTGATAGATAAGCACCTACTAATTGATCATTTTCTTCTAACTTAACTGCTGCCGTTCCATGCTTAGACCGAACATTATATTCAGATACTTTACTGCGTTTAATATATCCTTGTTTACTAATAGTAATCAAATCATTATACGCATTAAGAGAAGTTCCATCAATTAGTAAGATTACTTTTTCATCATCTTTAGGCGCGATCAATTCATAAATAGAATAATCATTCCCAATGTCTAATTCAGATAATGAACATGTATACATTCTACCTTTATTCGTAAAGATAGCTATTGTACTTATATTAGTTGTATATAATGTTTTAAGAAGATTGGCGTTTTTGGGCGGCTTAATATTTGTGCCCTTTCGGCCGCGTTTACTGCCTTGCAAGTCTTCCTTTTCAATTAAACGAATCATGTTATTATCAAAGAGCATGACGCCAATATCTTTTTCTTGAGGAATAACATTTTCTTCTTTTTCTGTTAGATTGATAATTTTAGTTCTACGAGCGTCACCAAATTTATCTGCAACATTTTGAAGAATCTTAATTAATTCATTATCTAAAGCCGTAGAATCATTAAGTAAGTGCTGGTACCACTCTATATCTTGTATAAGTTGCTCTCGTTCATTATTTAATTTTACTATATCTAGTTTTGTTAATGAAGAAAGTTTCATCGCAAGAATTGCTTTTGCTTGTTCTTCATTAAAATCAAATTTAGATTGTAGTGAGATAGAAGCTTCAGTTGGATTACTAGATGCCCGAATAGTAGCTACAACATCGTCAATAATTGAATAAGCTTTAATAAGACCATCAACTATATTTTTTCGCGCGAGAGCTTTATCTAAATCAAATTTAATTTCACGACGCTTACAAAGACGAATATGTGTAATATAAGCTTCACAAGCTTGCTTCCAACCAAAAATTTTTGGAAACCGGCCTTGATCTAGTAATACCATATTAATTGAATACCAATATTCTAATGATGTATCTTTATAAAGTTTCTCAATCATACGCTGAGGATTAACACCTTTAGAAAGATAAATACGAATATCTGCTTCTTTTTTGGTATGATCAACTACTCTATCAATGCCATAACTTTCATTATTATTAGTTAATTCAGCAAGTTGATCAATAACAGTATTAGTAAAAACACTGTAAGGTAATTCAGTTGCTTGAATCATGTTCTGGTCAGGAATATATTTTAATGTTGCTCTTAATCTAATTGATTCGCCCTTTCCATTTTTTAATGATTCTTTAACTGCGTTAGCATTGGTAATAGTACCACCGCAAGGAAAATCAGGTACACAATAGATTTCATCAAATGAAGCATTAGGATTTTTAATTAAAGTAATTAAAGCATTATTTACTTCTTTTAGATTAAAAGTAGGAACACTTGTAGCAAGTGCAACTGCAATACCAGAACATCCATTAACAATATTCCAAAATCCAATTGATGGAAATACACTTGGAATCATTTCTGTATCATCATAGTTAGAATAATATTCATCGCCAATTGCATTTTTCTTCAAGCCATCAAATAGAATATTTGATATTTCGGCGGCTTTCATCTCAACATAACGCGCTGCTGCGTGGCTATCAGGAGAAGTAGGATTACCGAAGTTACCTTGAACAGCCTCAAGTGGATAACGATATGACCAAGGTCTTGCCGCGCGAATGAAAGTATCATACATTGCAGCATCACCATGAACATAAGCGAGACTCATCGCTGAGGCTACACTTTTTTGCGCTTTTTGAAATTTATTATTATATGTAATCTTATTAAAATATTGTGCATATAAGCCTTGCCGTAAGCCAATTTTAAGCATATCACGCACATCAGGAATTGCACGTTCCTGTGCGACCGATGCAGCGTAGGCTAAAAATGCATTTTCAGTAGTTTTTTGGAAGTCTACTTCTTTAATCAATTGGTTCACTTCCTTTTCTTTTATTTATTATATTATAACATAAATTTTGATTATTGTCAAATTTCTAATTCTTCAAAAATTAGCTTTTGTGGTAAAAAATTTCTGCATAGATAAAATGAACCAAAACTAACACCTTTTTGAATTTCTTTTTTTTCTAAATTCGTATAATAATTAATTCGTTTATCAAAAATTAAAGCTTGACAATCTTTCATATATGGGAATCGTTTTTGTCCTTGTAATGAAGGAATTGGAAGAAGTACTGCATAAGATTTGTTTAATTCGTATAATCGCTTAATAATATCGTCTTTTATTGAAAATGGTGGATTTGAAATAATTATATCATAATGTTCTTCTGGTTCATATTCAAAAAAGTTATGACCAGTATCAATATGAGTTGCAATTACTTTATTTCCATTCTCACGGATTAATTTTACATATTCACTATCCTCTAGGTCAAATGGACACCATACAATATCTTTTTGTTTTATATATTTTAAAATTGGTTTAACAGCATAAGCTGGAGTGTACACTTCATCTGAAGCTTTATCTGTTTTTGCTGTTAAATATCCTTTATTTAAAGCCATGTCAATCAACTCCATTTAATCGAATTAATTCTTTTAATCCTTCGGTTGTAATATATATAGCAAAATTCTTATTTGAAATAAATTTATTATATTTTTTAGAAAAAATAGGATGATATGGATTGCTATCTTTTGTTCTAATTTGAATATAATAACCAGGGCCTTTAGTACAATGTAGCATTTTACCTGAGTCACAAGTTTGTTTTATGATAGTACAAATTTCAAATAAGTCATTTTTTACTTTTCTATACCATTCTGTATATTTACTATCAGTAATAATAACGTGTTGCGGTTGAAGAAATCTCCAATCTTCTGGATTCTTACTGCTTTTATCAACGCGGACATAAATCATGTTACTTAATTTTTCAATAATATAATTATTATTATAATCAAAATTTTCATCTATCATGTTATCAAATAAAGATGCAATCTGGCATACAGCAACGGTTTCTGTTGGCATTCCATCAGCTTTACTTTTATTTGTTTTTAATTCACCATCAGTAAAATCTAAATGTTTATTAGATAGATTTAATTTTAGAATAACCGCTTCCATTAATTGACCAGTTTTACCTTTATTTTTTATAATATCAGATAAATCTTGTCCTTTAAAAATTTCAGAAAAAGGCTTATTAGGAATTTGATTTATAATATTGTAACCTTCTTGTAATGTCATATTTTAATTCCTTTCATTTATTATATAATAATTATATTATAAACTTAAATTATTGTCAATTACTTTACATTCTGTAATACTACAAATACATCCATGTTTTTCTGAATAGTCTTGTAGCAATTTTATTAAATTATCGCAACAATACGAACCATCATTTAGATAAAATTCAATTTCATTTATATCCCACTCTTCTGGGAAATCCATCGGTAAATTTATTTTTATCTCTACATTTTTTATTTGTCTCATATTATTACCTATTCAAATTATATATCAGAAATATTACAAAACATAGATATATATGTTTCAAATTCATCTTCAAAAAGTTTATCAAAAATTTCATTTAATATTTCTTCATTTTCTTTATACCATTTGTATTTTTCTACTGAATTATTCCAATCAGGAAAAGGAGTTAATTTTATTTTAAAATTGTTTAAATCATTATCATTCATTCTATTATCTATTTAAAATACTAAAATCAAATTATTCATTCCAATTTATTTGTTTTAACATTCGACTAATTGTAGCAGTACTAACCTCTAATCGTTGTGCTGCTAAAGAATTACTTACTCCATTTAATTTCATTTCTTTTAATTGTTGTATTTTTTCCAGAGTTTGCTTTTTAGGACGGCCAATTGTTACTCCATTTTCTTTTGTTCTTGCTATACCTAATTTCGTTAATTCACTATGGCTTAATTGTTTATTAGTAAATTCTATGCCATGAATTAATCCATGACATTTATCGCATAACCATACACAATTGGTAGTGTCATTTCCACCTAATACTCGTGGCACTACATGATGTTTTTGAAATGCCTATTTACCACAATTTATACAATAATGTTTTTCCATATTTATATCACCTATTCAAAATACTAAATTAATTAAAGATTTTCACGCTTAACAACATTATAAAAGGTTGCTTTTGTCATTCCTGCGCGTTTCATGGCTTCTACTGCTGTGATTGCTCCAGAGCGCCAAGCCTTAACTGCATCATAGAAATCTTTGTTGGTTTTTACTCTTGGTCTTCCAACTTTATGTTCAGCTACTGCTTTTAAATAATTGGGGGATTTTGCTGCGAGTGCTCCACAATTTAAAGAACGAGAATGAATTAGATTATGACATTTAATACATAACCATACTTTATTACTATCAATATCATTGCCACCTAAAGATAATGGTACAACATGATGCTGTTCCACAGCCTATGAGTTACAATTTATACAATAATGTTTTTCCATTAACTTATCTTCTCCTTAGCATCAAAAATTGAAATATATTTATCTAATGTTGGTCTACTAATATTTAATTGAATTGCAGCATCTTTTTTATAAATCTCTTTATTTTTAATTTTTATTATCATTTGTTTTATTTCATCTGTTAAATCATTATAAGTAAGAGTTGGTCGCCCAATTTTTCTTACTTCTTTCTGTTTAGTAATAGTTAAATTAGCTTCTTTTAAAGCTTGTGAAATTTTTACTAAATATCCCGTATTAATACTACTATCTTTACTATGATGAATTAAATCATGACAATTATGACATAATGGTATAATATTAGTTAATACATCTTGTCCACCAAGTATAATAGGTATAGCATGATGATATTCAATTTCTTCTTTTTTATCTTGACCACAATTTGCGCATATTGTTCCTTTCATTTTATATAAATATTCTCTACTCCAATTATATCTATTTTCGCGCATTATTATATCACCTATTCAAAATACTAAAATCAACATTCTCAAACAAGAAGTCCCTTCTTCCTTCAACTTCTTGCCCCATTAACATATGAATGCTATCATTTGCTGCTTGAATGTCATGAATTGTTAGAACTTCGAGTCTACGATTTTCAGGGTGCATCATTGAGGCAGCCATATCATCTGCACTCATTTCGCCAAGGCCTTTATTCCTTCCCTGTTCCCAACCATTATATTTAACTCGCATTTGTTCAAGCTCTTTGTCATCATAAGCAAATACTCGTTTGTCGCCTTTAGTTAAACGATAAAGTGGAGCACGAAGCCAACAAAGTCTGCCTTCTTCAATAAACTTAGGCATTAAGACATAAAACAAAGTAGCAATTAGACACATAATAGAAAAACCATCCACGTCCGCGTCTGTAGCAATAGCTACCTTGCCATAATTTAATTTTCTACTATTATACTTTTCTTGAATCCCACATCCAAGTGCCATAATAATATCAGAGACTTCTTGATTTTCAAGGCATTCATCAAGTGGATGCTTCAACAAATTTTTAACCTTACCGCGTACAGCATATAATGCTTCTTTAATTACATCACGCGCAGGCATAAGGCCACCAAGAGCAGAATTACCTTCACAAATAATAAGCATTGAATCTTGTCCATGCTTTTCACAATCTTTGAACTTATCTGATGAAGTAATTTTTTGTTTCTTTTGTTCTACTTCTTTCTTTTCAAAGTTAAGAACTGCATTTCTTGCTTTATCCGCGGCAGCTTCTGCTTTTTCAATCTTTCTAAGCATTTCCGCAATTGTATTGAATTCATTATTATATTTAATATTCATTTCTTTTAATGCCGCAGTAAATGCTGTTGTAGCAAGAGTACGTAATGATGGATTATTAATTTTTGTTTTTGTCTGATTGGCAAATGAAGGATTTTCTACTTTACAATTAATTACATAAAATAAATTCTTACGAATATATTCGCCATCAAAATTTTCATTTGCTAATAAATTAAATGTTTTAGTAATTGCCGCGCGAGCGCCCGTGGCTGGCGTCCCTAGTTCTGGGCAGCGAAGACCGTTTACAAATACATATGGAGTCTCTTTTTTAGTACCCCATTGAAAAGCAATTTCTACGCTATCGGTTCCATCAGTTGCCGAGCCGGTCATAATATGTTTTTGTAAAGGTTTTTGTACATTTTCTTTTACGAAATCTATGATGCCATCTTTTGCGCAATAGGTTTTTGTTTCTTCTTCATTAGATATAATAAATTTAATTCCTGGATATAAATAAGAAATGTCTTTTATATCAGAACAAATACGGTCGTATGAATATCCAATATCTCCATTTTTAAATACTTCTTTATCAGGCTTAAATCGCACGTATGTACCATTTTTTTCTTTTGTATTACCTTCTCTATAATCAATTAAAATGCCTTTCTCAAAATAAGCACATGCAGTTTTACCATCACGACTACTCTGAACTTCAAATTTTTCAGAAGATAAACAAACACATTTCGCACCAATACCATTCAATCCCGATGCATTTTTATATACGTTATTATTAAATTTGCCGCCAGTGTGCGATTTAGAATAAATAGATACCAATACATTTTCGCCATCTTCACGAGTACCGAAAGGAACGCCACGTCCGTGATCAATTACTGATACCCAATTTTCTGTTTCATTAACAGTAATTTTAATTTCATCTCCGAAACCAGCAAGCGCTTCGTCTGTACTATTATTAACGATCTCTTTTAAAGCCTGATAAGTGCCTTCATTATCATCACTTCCAAGATACATTTGAATGCGGGTACGGACACCTTCTCTAAAACTTAAACTTTCAATTGAGTTAATATCATAATTCATTTATTTTCACCTTTATATGTTAAAGATTCATTATACTCTTTACGTTCTAACCAATATTTATATGTTTTTTCCCAATATAAAGAACATAATGCTACATATTTCCATTTTTCAAGTTCACTTAAATTTTTCCAATTATCAGTTCTTAACCAAGTATCACAGAAGCCGCCTGTTCTAGTCCCAAATTTTTTAAAAAGAGGGTGCTGACCTTCATGATCTGGATATACTTGTAAAACTAGTTTGTCTACATCATCAATAAAAATATCTTTATCTTCAGGTTTAACAGGAATATGATCAAAGAATCGCATTATATCAGTCCTCCCTTTCTTTACATTTTATTATATCATAAATTAAAGAAAAAGTCAAACCTTTTGGTTTGACTTATTTATTTAAATAAATAATAATATCTTTATTCATAAAACAATAATAGAACTCTATTTTTTCTACTAATAAATTGTATTCCCAACTTAAATGATGATAAAATTGTGAATCATTATATAAATCATAATCAAATTTTCTTAAAATATCTCTATTTTTAAATTGAACTGTAATTGTTCCCCAGTCGTGTAAGTTTTGTTCAAACCAATCTAAAACTTGTTTTAAAGTCATATTTGAAAAGATATATTCACCTTTTCCATTACCCATATCACAAGTTTGTTTTTCAATAATATGTGCTTGCATAATTATTCCCTTTCTTTTTCATTTTATTATACCATAAATTATAAAAGAAGTCAAGCATTTTATTGCTCAACTTCTAATTTTATATTATTTTCTGTTACTATTAATGTAAAATCTTTACCATAAAGTTTTCTAAGATTTAATAACATTTTTTTCATTTTTTTAATATCTTTTTCTATTTTCTCATCATTTATTGTTATATTTACTGGAATAATTACTGTCTAATCAGAGTAAATTGTATTACCAATTTGTAGATCTGTATAATTCTTTATTTTAAACATATTTTAGCTCCTTATTTTATTATAATATAATTTTATAATAAATCAATTATTCATTAGTATCTTTTTTTACAAAAAATTCACATTCTCCATAAGTCCATAGATCTGAATCTTTTAAATTATATTCTTTATTATTAATAACGCACATTAAATATATTACATCACAATACTCACAATCAATACATCTATGTAATTCATCCACGCTGTCTCAACTTCTTTACCTTATCCATCGCATCGCCTAACAAATATGTCCGAATTATAATATCAATGAAAACGGCAAGATTCTTTCTAGTAAGATCAATCTTATCATAACCATTTTCGAGCATCGCTAGAAAAGCAAGCCGTAAGTTTTGACCAACCCATTCTTCTGCTTGTTCTTCAGTAGTATAACCGTTTATATTACCTGTTATAGAATCTTCATCCCAAAGCTCATCATACAAATTATCATACTCATCATCTGATAGCGCGCAAATATCAATATGATTTAGATCTAGAAACTCTTCAATATCTGATATTAGAGCATTAGTATAATCATATTTCATATTATCCCTCCGTAGCGCTAAAACCAATAACTGTTAGGCCATAAAAATGATCAAGTAAACTATATAAACATTTATCACCATTATGAACAATTACTGGAGTATGCCAATCATATGTATCATTATGTAAATCTTCATAATCTAGGATTTCAATGTCACTATAGCCATAACTATCAGCTTTAACTTTAAAAGCATGTTTATCTTGTGTCAGTACTGCGGCTTTATGTTCGCGCGCATATTCTAGTAGTTCTTTTGCTTTCCCGCTATCGCGGCCTCGAATAATTGTTTTCATTTTACTTCTCCTTATTAAACTATAATAGGGTTTGCTACCATTTGTTTTATTTCTTCATCTTTAATGCGGCTGAGCCATTCTTCTTTATTTGGTGCAATTACTAGTAAGCCTTTAAGTAATACTATCGCGGCATGATAATGTAAGAGGCTGGGAACCAATTCTTCTGGAATTGGTTGCGCTGTTTTAGGCAATTGAATTTTTTTACTTAATGTAGTAATAGCTTCTTCATACCTATCAGTAGGGTCCTGAATAGTCTCATTTATATAATAATCTATAATATATTGAATAAGACATTGACCCTGTGGCGCTAATTCCATTTTTCTATATTTGTATTTTAATTTCCAGGTATAATACTTAGCAATTAATTTTTTAAGCCATTTCATTTCTCTTCTCCTTTTTATTTATTATAACATATTTTTATTTCTTTGTCAAATAATTCGCGGAGCGTTCTGCCAAATTCGCTGCGTAGCGCGAAGCGCGAAGCTGCGATATTGGCAGAAGAACCTATTATTATATTTATTTATTATATAATTATTATATTAAGTGTATCATCAACGGACATTTGTTTACTATAAAAATGTATTGTCATAGGACACTTCAGGTGTCCTATGAGCGGACATGTGTCCTATCAACAGACAGTTGTTAAGCCATAATATTTTTATAATTAATAGTGATACTCTGATAAGGTATGTAAGTAATATACCCACTTTCATGTAATGCTTTTCGCGCGTCATTATATCGTGAATGTACCATATTACAATTATCTAAAATGGTTTGTTCCGCAGGAGAAAAGTTACCATTTTGTTGTTGAAAAATTAAATATAATAATAGTGTTCTTTGATTACCATTTTTAGCTGGTATTTTTTCATTAATTTTTTTAAACATTAAGGGCGATATTTGATAGAAATTTTTTTCATTGTAAGTTGATTTATCAATATCGCTCAATAATGTTAATGCTTTATCATTCATTATTAAGCACCTCGTTTGGTTTGTTTAATTTGTTTAAATTACTTTTTAATAATTAGCGGACGAAGAGCGTCACGCAATTCAACGGTATCTTCAAAATAATAGACAAGAAATTTTTCATTTTTATGATTTTTTTCCATTTTTACAATGCGAAAACCTTGTTTTTCTAATTCATTTGCTACACGACGTGAAAAAACTGTATATAAATTCATATTATTTATTCTCCTTCATTACTTTTTCCATTTCCATAAGTAATTTAATGGATGGCGTTCTTTCTCCATTAAAAATTCTACTTATATGCGCGCGGCAGCATCCAATTTTTTCTGCTGCTTGTGCGTGAGTCCATCCTTTATTTTCTATATAAAGTTTATATTTATCAATAATCTCTTGTATCAAATTTTTTCACCCCTATGACTTATATGACGCCAATGGCGTAAAATATTAAAAGTTTTTTCCAATTCTTAAGTATTCCAAAAAGGAAGGAATCATTCTGATTTCTTCCTTTCCATAAAATTTTTCATTTCAATCCAAGTAGTAAAAACTCGTTCATCATCAATACAATAATACTCAATTAAATGATTTTTCGCGGCTTCAACAAAATCTTCAAATGCTCGTGTCTTTGCTACGATAATTTCGTCTTTTTCAGTCCAGTCCAGAGTATCTTCTGCCCAAGGATTAAAAAGTTCAAAACCATCTTCATTGTCAGTTTGAACCGCGGGATAAAAGTCATCGTAATCATCAAATGTAATATATGCCACAATGGGCTTATAACCAAAGATTACGTGATGAAAATTCTTATCAGTACCATAATACGCCATTGGAATTTCGTTGCTTCCCATAAGACGCCGAAAATATTGTTTCTCTTCTAATTCATCAACTTCTTCAATAGGGCCGCAGAAATCTTCAATTTCGATAAAGCGACCCATAAGACTACGATGACGAGGATAATACTCCATAATTGTCTTATGAGTCATTAGTAATTTCCTCCATAAAAAACTTGTAATCCGTTTTCTCGCAATTTGTCATAATTATAAATTACACGACAAATATCAGGGACACTTTTGAAATCATCCCAATAGTCTGGATTATGTGTTGCGATATTAAGAAGATATTCCAAACCATCTTTATCAAGTTCAACCCAATCTCCATTATCAAGTTCATACTTATGTGACATGGCGGTATGAAGGTCCCAGAATTTACGCCAATAAGCAAGTTCCGCAGGCTTGTTCCATTCATAGTTTTCTCCCATTTCACGAGAATCAAATACTCCTGTCCAAAATTCTACGGAATCGAGCTGCTTCTTATTACGTGCAGCGACAAGGTACATATCAAGACCCATAACAAATTCTCCTTTCTTTTCTTTCAATTATATTATAACTTAAATTTGGGGAAAAGTCAAGAAGAAAGCGGTTTTAAGCCGCTTTCTTTTCTTTAAGAATGAGATTTAAAATAATTCCAACAATAATAGCAAGACAAATCCCAGTAATGTTAAAAGATTGATAATTGATTGCTAAACCAGAAGTACCGATCATTAACATAATAGAAAAGATCCATATTGTTTTTTCATTATCAAAATTGATAGTAGCTTGTTTTAAATATTTAATAGCACTTGCTCCAATCATACCGTAACAACAAATACTTGCTCCTGCAAATACAGCATTCGGTAAAGCAAGAATAAAACTACTAAATGGGCCAAAGAAGCCAAGAATAATTAGTTCAATTGCTGCAAGTAGAGTAACATAAACACTTGCACATTTACTAATTAAAATTGTAGATAGATTTTCTGTATAAGTTGTATTAGGTTGGGCACCAATGATAGTCCCGATAAAGGAACCGAAGCCATCACCAATTAAAGTACGATGAAGCCCTGGATTAGTTAAAAAGTTTCGTTCACAAATATTAGAAGCATTAATTACATCACCTAAATGTTCAGCTAATGCGCCAAGTGCTACAAGACTAAAGCTAATTAAAATTTGAGGTACAACACTCCAATCAAAATTATTAAATGATACATGCATAAATGCAAAATCAGGTACAACAAATAATTTTATATTTTGAAAATGTGATAAATCTACTAAATTTTGAATACCACATAGAGCAAGGATAATACTTACAATATATCCACCTAATACACCAAACAAAATAGGCCAACGTTTCATTAGCCCTTTACCATAAAAAGCACATAATAGTACTAATATCATGGTCAGAAACATAATACCAATACCAAGTAAAGAATATTCTCCGTTAATTTGTGCATAAGTAGGAATAAAAAATCCAAGTTGAATAGAAATAATTAAAATAATTGCGCCTGACATTACAGGAGTAATTATTTTTGTAATCCAATTTACGCCAAATTTTTTTACTAAAAGTGCGGCAATACTATAAATAATTGCGATAGTTAATCCACCGATTATTACTCCTAAAAAATTTTTTTCAACAGAACTAGTAAGAGCGATAGCTCCAATTACTGCTGAAACTGTAGCTCCACTGTTTGAAATTACTAATGGAGCGCGAAATTTTGTTATACTTAAGAAAAAAATTGTTGAAATACCTGCTGCCACAAGGCCAGCGGTAAGATTTGTTCCGCAAATAAGAGCGATAAGTAATGTTGCTGTTATACAAGAAAACATTACTTGTAACGAATATCCCAATAATTCTTTTATTGCTTTTGGTTTATCATTGATACTATAAATTAAATTGCTATTATCCATTTTTATTCTCCTTATTATATTTCCATTTCCATTGGCCGCATCGCCAATTTTTATTTATTGCTTCAATAATATTTGATGAATTTAAATTACATTGTCTCGCCGCTTCAGCAATACTAGGATAAATGTTTTCTTCGCCAGTAATAATATTGATACTTATAACGCTAACTATATTTCTTGGCGTATCAGTTTTATTACAATACTACCAATAATAATTTTTACATTTATGTGGTCTGCCCTTACGTATGGCGGTAGAAATACAGGCATGATCTATATTAAAAAACTGGCTGGCTTCAGATATACTATTAAATTTTTTATAAATTTGATTAGTAGTAGGATCAATTGCCTGTACCTATTTCATTTTACTTTTCTGTCCATTAACTGCAGCAATATGACGATGCTCCTATTTATCATCTTGAGTAATAGTCTAATCTGATAAAATAGCTTGGCGAATAACCCATGAATCACATTGTAATTCTTGTTTAATTTCAGATTGTGTCATACCATTTTTATATAAAAATTGTATATACTCATATGAATATTTTGTACCATTATTTCCGCCTTCTGTAAGGTTATATCCATTTTCAGGATATTTTGCTATCCAAGTTTGTTTTTGACTAATCCAGTATTGTTCGCGCTCATTTAAATTACTATTAGGGCACTATTCAATTATTTTACAAGAAAAATTTTCGAGACCGTATTTTCTCATTGCCCTGTAAAGAGGTCGTTGATTATTTAAATCGTGCATAGAATCTAGATGATCTTTCCAGCGTTCCTATAAAATTCTAGAAGTTTGCCCAATATACATCTTATTATTAACTAAATTTGTAATACAATATATAACTCCCATATAATCATACTCCTTATAATTATTTATAATTTGGTTTTACTATTATATGTGTAGTATGATTAAATACGTATTATGGTATTTTTCTCTGGTATATTAAAAATTTTTATTATTATAAAGCATATTATTCTCCTTTCATCTCTTTAATATATTTTTCAATATATTCCATAAATTCATTATCTTCCATAAAGAAGCAATCTTTACTTACAAGTACATTACTCATAAGCTGTGCTAGCCGCCAATCTGGAAGTTTTTGCCAAAGCGCGGCTAGCCTTTCACAAATAATTTTAATACGACCGGGATTTCTCATAATTAATTCCAAGCAGTGGTTATTGTATAATAAGGAAGTTGGTCATAATGAACACAAAAAGTATCTGCATCAATAGTAGGCAACTCTTGTTTAGGTGACTTATCGGAAGTTATCGTGCAATAATCATGCCACCATTCTTTTGTAGAAGGTGTAGTAGTAGTTGCTGGCATAACATGATTATTACCATTACAATAAAAACACATTACAGTATCGGGCGCATATACTCGTCCACATTTAGGGCATACCCATCCTTGCCTACCCCAGCCAGTAAAATTTGGTGGTGCCATCTATGTAGTTATTGTATTAAAAAAATTAGGGTCATCACCGATATAATCAAAATTCATTTTCTTTCTCCTTAAATTGTTCTTGTAGAATTGGGATAATTTCATCAAATGAGTTGTGTAGACTATTATCAGCAGTCGCTGCCAAAATTATACCATAAAGGAACTGGTTAATTGAAAAACTACGACGCCAATCTTTCTCGTTTAGATGATTAGTACGAATATCAAAATAGTGAGCATAATTCTTTTTATTGCGTTGCTCATATATAATATCATAACATACCTTAAATAAATCAGCTAAACGTGTGTTATTATATTTTTCTTGTTCCAGTTCTGTTAAAGCATTGAAATCTATTTGGTCATTATCATAGCTATCTCTAACTTCAATTAATTTATCATAAATCTTATTTGCCATGTATTTCCATGCATACAGAATAGCCATTTCGCACATAGTCCCAATCGCGCTTTGTTCTGGGCACAATACAGTATAATCACTATTCCAAAGTCGCTCTACATCAGCCTCTACAATTTTTTCAGCAAGATGATTGTTTTCTTCTTCTGTCATATTTGACTTATCATTAATAGACTTATTCATTACGGGCGAATAAACATTGACTGGAATATTAGCTTCAATAAATTTATCATATTCTTCTTGGCGCGCGAGATTGCTACCGCGCGTCATAATATCGCCGCCTAAATATAAGAGAGGGGTTTTTTGTTCTTCCATATTATTCTCCTACACTAATATATTCATGAGTTAATTTCCAGAAAATTTCATATAGTTCAATCTTTAATGGTTCAGGTTGTTCATCTATTGGTATTGTCCAAAGAGCTAAACCGGCATCTGGATGATTTTTAAAGTATCCATCAATTATGTCATCCCAAAGTTTTGAAAAAGGGTGCTTATTATCCATAACATATCCTCCATTCCATTTTTCTTTTATTATATCATAAATTTTGATAAAAGTCAAATAAAAAAGAGGGAGCCGTAGCTCCCATTATATAATATGACTAGCTAAATCTGCAGTAGCAGATCTTTCTGTTTTAATTAATTTAACAACACCAAATAATGGATCTCCACTAAGTGAGTTAATAAGTCTATTAATGCCATTATTTTCTTCAAATTTTTTTGCATCTGTTTGAAAGGTATCTCCATTAACCCATAATTGGCTATCTTTCCCGCAACGACTTACTAGTAATTTATATCCTCCGCCAGTAATATTCTGGCCTTCAGAGACATATAGAATTGTGCGGTCCCACTGCATACCTCGAATAAAGCCTAAATTAACAGCTTCAATAATGCCTTGCTCGCGCATCTCGTCTAAGCCTTCTTCTCCTAAAATAGAAGCTAAAGGTCCCATACCCCATTCAATTTTATCTTGTAGAGAACCTGCCAGATAGCCAATCTCTGGAGCATCCTTAAAGGGGACAAGATTACGAATAAAAACAATTTTATCCATTATTCCACGCTGAACTAAATCAAGAGCATGAGTTAGCATAAGGAAATCTTTCCCCGCACCAACTGTACCAGGAATTAATTTTACCGGTATATCAGGATTCTGTAGAAGATCAAAAGCCATTTTTTGTTCTAGATTTTTTGGTCGAATAGTTTCATTTAAAAATCTATTTTTTATTTCTTGATATTTTAAAGGCTTGTAGGTAGAACCATCCCAACGTAAAATATCTTTAAGTTCTTGACCTTCATAAATTTCCGCATACTCATTAATGCGGCAATTAAGAACATTCATTCTTGGATTAGAGTATAATAGTACCATTTCTTCTTCTGTAGGATAATATTTACCCCATCCACAATAATTACTATTTATTACTGTATTATTTTTATCAATATAATGTGTAGTTAGATTAGTAATCTGTTTGGAAAATAAGCTTTGCGCGGCATCACAGGTTACGAACGTGACTTGCGCCGCGACTTGAGATGCTAACCATGCCGCTTCACAAATAATTCGATGATCATTGATATTAGATAAAAAAGGATATTTTTTTAAAATTCTATCAATTGCTTTTTGCGGAGGGGTTTCTACAAATACGTTTTGAAAAGTAAGAATATCTCGAACAGCTTCCCGCGCGAGATATTTGATGTTATCATTTTTACCGTTTGTCTTAATATTTTCAAGTTCCATTAATGTAATTGGGCTAATATAGATTTTATCTAAGTTATTCTTTAATTCTCCATGAAGCACTGCGGAAGTATCTAAAAAATTAACGTTCATTATCATCAACTCCAATAATTTTATCAATAAGACCTAATTTTTCCATTTCTGTTGCGGTTATGAACCATTGTTTCCTTGAATGGTCATCAAACTCTTCAGGAGTAATATTAGTATTATCAATAAAAAATTGGCGAATTTGTTTATCAATAAGATCATTAAAAGCCATAATATCAGCCGCTGTTTTTGCTTCACTAGCTTGTACAGCAACTTGTCCATCATGAATTAAGGCATAACTATTTGGATAACAATATCTTGTAATATTATTATTTTTTCCACCTGCGGCAAGAATAAGAGCAGCCATACTCGCGGCGTAACCACATACAATAATGTTTAATGGTTTCTTGTAATGCGCGAGATAATCAGCGAGGAAAAAACCATCTGACACTGAGCCGCCAATACAATTTAAAATTAAAGTAACTGGTGTTGTAGAATCATCTTCTTCAAATTGCTTTAAAGGTAGATATACTGTTTCTACAACGTCCTCCATAATTTCTTTATTAAAAACAACTGTTCTATAATTAAAAAGTTGATTATAATATTGATAAATTACAGGATCATAACCGTTACTTAGTAGCATATTTAGATCGAAGTCCATATAATTGGCCTCCTTATAGTTTATTTTTTATTATGAAAGAATTTTCTTTAGAGTACAATCTTTAGGATCAATATCTTCACGACGAATTGACTTTAAATACGGATGGCGTACAGACAAGCCTTGCGCTTCAGACAGCATCATTCCGCCAATTGTAATTGGACACATATACCAATCATTAAAATTATCACGCAATTCTGTCTTAAACTCTTCAGTCAATCCCGCGACCTTACATAGTTTATAAACATCTCCATCATTATCATAAACTCCCACTTCAATAGCTCCAGGCCAATTATAATAGAATCCTTTTGAAATAGGAATAATAGAGCGTCCCGTTTGATATTCTCCAAATAATTCTCCACACAACTTTTCACCTGTACGAGAATCTTCCCAATATGACCATGAACTAAGTTCTTTTCCTGTATATGATTTAACCGCAGGTTCTGTCCCAATAATAAAACAATCAATAAATTGCTCTAATTCTTGTTTAATTTTTAATGTTTTATGAGCGGTTCGTTTATCTGGTTCAGGGCGCCCATCTTCTCGATAAGCAACAAAACCTTCGCCGCCAGCCGCAAATACTTCCGCTAGCTTATCATAAAAAGTTTCATCCATTGGATAGTATGGAACATATGTTACTAATGGATTATTAATTAGCTCCGCAGCGGCTTTTACATATTTTTGCCGTTCAATCCAAGGAGTTGACATTAAATCTTCACCATTATAATACCATACATCAAAAATTCTTAACTTTAATTTTTGGCCTCTGAATGGATTATTTTCAATATCTCTACGATCCTTAGCAGTAAATTTAATTTGTGATTGCGCATGTTCATAGAAATCTTCATCTTGAATAGATTTAGATTTTAAAGCACTTGCGCGCAAAACTGAACCTACGTCACGATCAATACCTTTATCATAGTATATTTCACCCATAATACGTGTTGGCTTAGTAAATACTTTTGTCATATCCGAAAAGAAAAATAGTTTATCTTCAAGACGTCCATATTCACCAGTTGTCTTACTAAGCCCGCGACTAATAATACGTTGATCGCCATCAAAATCACAAATAAAAGCGCAATAATTTCCATCTGTTTTCAATTGAAGATAGTAATTACCGCTATTAATCATATGAGTAAGTTCTAATTCACGTTTTTCTTTAGTGTATGAACTAGGAAAAGACCAGTATCTTTCTGGTGGTAGTTCTCGTAAAAGCATTTTTATCTCCTTTAAATTAATAGCTGTAAGTCTGCCAATACAGCATCAGCAGAATCATTCAAAGAGTCTAAATTATAATTATTTACAATATAATCCCAATCCTCATATTCATCTAATGAAGTTTCACTTGGATGTAGTAACTGTTCAGACGTAAGCTTTGGGTTGATATATGGACTTGTATCTTCATTATATCGTTCCATTCTAATAACTTTTGCTTGTGGATTATATTGTTTTACTATTGTGATTTCATTTTCAAATCTAGCGTCAGGAATAAAAGCACAATCAAAATCCTCAGGCACCGCGGCTAAAAATTTTGCTACTGTTTCAGCCCAATAATCTGGAAACTTATGTCGTACTTTATTTGTGCCTAATACTTGTAAAATGCGCCGGCCTTCGGGAGTGGATTTATCACCATTCCATTGATAATAATCACTACAATAGTGCTTTACAAGATCTGCAAAATGAATTGTTAAACAATTACATCCTACGGCTTCAAGTTTGTTTCGCATAATATTTGCAAAAGTATCCTTACCTGAGCCACTTTTACCGCTAATTATGATTATTTCCATTTAGTAGCTCCTCCATTTTTAAGTTAAAATAAAAATCAACAAAGTCTTGTAATCTCTCTGTAGGCATTGCTTTAGTGAAACTATGAACAAGTGAAGGGATCTACTATTTTTTTATAAATCCACTAACTGCGGCATCTACATAAGATTCAATCATTGTTTTCATTTCTGGTGAAATATCTGAAAAAATTTCTTTCATTTATTCTTTGCTCCTTTACTAATTAAGTTAAAAAAAGCTTTTAATTCTTCTGGAGTTTTTAATTCAATTCTTAATTTACCAGTAGGTTCTCGACTTTCTTCAGCAGAAGGTAAATTAATTACATAATATCTTTCAGACATCACATATTTTTTTTCTAAATCAAGAGTTACTATTTTTTTACAAAACACTTGATTTGATTTTTTACTAGATTCAATAATCTAGTAATGCCAATCATCAATTTTATTATTAGCTTCTATACAACATTCTGGTTTTAATGTTTGTAAGAATCCTAAATAATCTTCTTTATCAACCTAATAAATATCGTCTGTCATTTATGTGTTCCTCGCCATCTTAATTTTAAAGAATCTGCCATGCGCTGGGCATTAGAATCACAATATTCATTCCAATAGTTTCCCGCATGACCAGGCACCTTTGTAAAATAATACCAATAATTATCAAAATAAGGGATAATCTGTTCCCATAAGTCACGATTAGCGACATCTTTTTTCTGCGCATTAACCCAGCCATTCTTTTCCCAAGTAACATACCAATCTTGAGAATAACAATTAATAATATAAGCCGAGTCACTAAAAATTACAACTTTTTCATTTGGGTGCCTGTTTTCATTAATATATTTAAGAGCTTCAAGTACGGCGGTTAGTTCCATACGCTGATTGGTTGTATCTGCTTCACTTCCACAGGTGGAGTAGACTTCTTTTCCATCCCTCACAACTGTAAAGGCCCAACCGCCGAATGTAGTTTTCCCTAATTTTTTCAAAGAACCATCAGTATAAACTTCAGCGGTAATCAGTTTTTCTTTACTTCTACGCTCTTCGTTATACATTCTTTTTGCTCCTTTAATCTTTTCTTTTTTATATTATACTATAAATTTTTAAAAAAGTCAATTATTCATCAATATATTTTTCACCATCATTATACATTGCCATATCTAGTTGTTTCCATGCGGCTTGTACTGCATTGCGCACTTCCGCATCATCAATTTTATAACCTTTTTCTTTTAGCATATTTAGCGCAGCAACAAGTTTTTCTTCTCCATGATAGCGGCCATATAAAGCTTCGGCCGCATTAACGGCGATAACGGCTGCATCATATAACTTCTTTGATTTAAGCCAAGGTACTAATTGATAAGTAATTAAAGTTGCTACTATAGTACCAATTAGCCCGAGCGCTGCTACAATAATTTGAGTTAAATCCATAAATTAAATCCTCCTTAACCATATGTATCTTCTATATCTTCAATGATAGATGCGTCTTCTACGTCATTATTATTTGATGTTTTAGCCGCAACTTCAAATTGATATTTCGCTTTTGTCCATTTTTCTAGTGAACTATTTCCTTGATAAGCTCCAATTGTAATTCCCATAATTGTAATATACGCAGTATATAATGAAGTAATCGCATTGATGGTATATTGCGGGAAATTACTAACCGTAATTAAAATTACACATAAAATTAATACACCGGTAACAAGAGCCATGCCCCATCGAGTTACTCGTTTAGAAAATTGAATATAATCTACAGTCATGTTATCAGTGCTCATATTTCATCATCTTCCTTATAAGAAATCATTGCGATCTTGACGTTCTTTGTATATTTCTAATATATACTAATATTCAGTTTCAAATACACCATTTTTATCATGAGTTTTTACAAGCAAGTTACGATATTTATCATTAAGAGTAATAATATGTTTGAATTCATCACGAGTATGTAGACGTCCTTCCCTGCAGCTACTAGCAAAATCTAATACTTCCCATCGAATTCGATCTTTTTCATTTTCATCAATATCATTACTAATTTGTGCAACTTGTTTTTCTAAATCCGCGACCTTCTATTCTAATCTTGAGTTTAAAGTAGTCCCAATCCATTTAATTAGAGAAGACCAGGGATTGATTTTTATTGGTGCGATTTGAATAAAGACTGATAGAGTTAATAGTATTGCGACTATATGCTCACCAATCCATTCAATAACTTGTGGTTCCATAGATTTTTCTCCCTCCTTTTCAGTATAAATACCTATTAATAATGTAGAAAAATTATGGGATAAATTAAGTATTTTATGCCGGAATACTAATTTCTGACATACGTTTTTCTAAATTATGTAGTATATTAATTAGACCTGCCATAAAAGTAATTTGTAAAGATACACCACCATTTAAAGCTTTCTATCCCACTGCTTGCCAAGGAGATGTTGAACCTTTAGGAATATCTGAAATAGACATATTATTAACTATTTTTAATGAAGCTCCATGCATAGTAGGTCCTTGTTTTTGTAATTCTTTTAAAGGTTGACTTAATGCCTGTAAACTTTTTTTAGATTCAGCTAAAATATAAGAGCCGGGAAAATAAATTCCATTTAATCTATATAAATGTAATATAGCCGGAGTAGTATTTTTAACACTATTTTCAACTTTGTCCGCAAGTAGAGCTACTTCTGCCCCACCTTCATCAAACAACATAAAGCTTGCAACCGCGCCGAGGTAGCCCTAAATTACTCTGTGATAACGTTCATGAATAATAGTTTGTGGACCAGTATTTATAATAATATCAGCTAAAAGTGCAAGATCTGCTTCATCAATTTTCATGCCAGCTTCATTAAAAACTTGAGCAATAGAACCTAACTGTTCTGCTATTCCTTTTCCAATAGAACCACCTAAAAATCCTATATCGTTTTGATATTGAGAATATGTTTTCATCGTATCTGAACGATAAAAGCTATTAAGAAAATGTTCTTTTAATGAGTTATATTTATCTTTTAATTTTTGTGTTGCATTAGGATCAGAATTTGCCTCAATCGTGGCGATGGTGCTATTATATATTTTATCTAAGTCGTCTAAACCTTGTTTCATAGTTTTATAATATTGTTCACTAGCCTTTAAAAATATTTTCTTTTTTTCTGAATAAGCATGGTATCCGCTTACAACGCCATACATATTATTTTTTATTTGTTGCATACCTGTAGAAAATTGTTTTTGGAACTACTATGCTGCTTTTACTCGATCACGCATTAGTTCTGATACAAGATCAGATAATTGGCCTCCTGCGAAAACAGATGACACAATATCAGAAAACTCCATTGTATACTATTTTCCATTAAAATCTGCAGAAATAGTGATAAGGTCATTTTTATTATTTTCATGGCCTGGCCAATATATCAATAATTCTTCTCCTCTTTGAACAAGTTGCAACCCAGAAATAAGTTCACTAAACGTTGGCCCAGTTATGTGCATCTAAGTAGTTTTTAAGTTTTTTTCAATTAATTGTATTAATTTTTGTTTTGTTTTATCGTCTCTAATTTTATCTAATTTGTCCTTAAAAAAATTATTTAATTTATTAGTACATGAACCTAAAAAAGTTTCAAAAGTATTAGCTTTAGAAGCAAACATAGTTTCTAAAATATGAGTATATTTTTCACCACCTTCTTGCTATGCAAATACAGCTAAAAAACCTTCTGGAATAATAACTCTTCCTGCTTGATTAAAAGTAAAAGTAAAAGTTTTTTCTGTTTGTTCCTATCCTACAAAAAATTGTTTATCAATTGTAGTTTGCCCGCTATTTTTCATCTCAGTACGTAACTATTTACTAAATTGAGATAATCTATCAACAAAATTCATGAGATCTCTTGTCTATTTACCTTCAGCAGTTCTATTATTTAAACCTAATGCATTATATGTATCTTTTCCGCTAGCAGTTAAATTTTTTAACTTGAGCCTTTCAGCTTCTTTTTTAAACTGTTTAATCGCTTGAAAAAGTCCTGCTGCGCTTTCATATCTTTTTGTTTCTGAGTCAAAATATGGTAATTCTTTAGTCCAAAATCTGGTAGGTGGTAGCCCAGTAACTCTTAATTCTGTTGACAATATACCTGATTGTAATTGTTTAAGTATATTATTTTGTATATTTGTAATTGTTTGTCCTGAAAAAATAGAATTCATTACAGTAGATATATTATTATTTACATAAGATAAAACCATATCTGTAAATTGTTTCTTAAACTCAGCTGCCTTGAGCTATAATGGGGTATTAGTTTTTGTGTAATAATAATTTTCTATTGCTGCTTTAAAAGTATTTGATAATGCTTTATCATTCCATGCGTCGTTAATACATTTATTAATAAATTCAGAGAATTTATAATCTATAGTCAAAGGTATTTCTTTTTCTATTTTTTGTCCTAATACTGTACCGTTTTTATCTAAGATAGTCGCATTATTTAAATATTGCATTTGTATCTTTCTCTTTGCTGCTTCTAAATATCTTCGCTATTGACCTTTCCCTAATTCGCTTACTTGGTTACGATTTTTTAAATCTTGGGCAAGTTTGTCACGCGCCTCATCTGTTGCTTCGCGCACATCATGTAGTCTTTGCTTTTCATAACTGATAGTCTTGGTAGTAAAATCTCTTCCTTGTAATAAGCTATTAATTAAAACAATAAAAGTGTCATAATCAAAATTAGAAGTATCAGAGCTGATATTATTTAAATATTCTACCAATGATCGTAGTTTTTCATCACGCTCAATTTCCTATTTAGTAAAATTTTGTAAAATTAAATCTTTTTTTTGTTTAAAATAATTTAACTAATTTGTTCGTTCTTGTTGCTGCGCTTGCTATAAAAATTTTATAGCAGTATCTATTTTCTGTGCGTAGTCAGTAGAATTTTTATTAAGCCATCCTGACGTAGTTAAAGAATTCTGTGTTAAATGAGATATACCTTGCTTATATGCTTTCTATGCTTGTTGTGCGTAAGCAAGTCCTCGTGAATTATTATACTAATTATTACTTAAAGTACTAAAAAATACTAAATTAGTAGGGTCATCTGGATAAAATAATAAATTGCCTAAACTATTAAAAGCAATTTGAGCGGATCGAGCAGTATGCGCTTTGCCTTTTGAAGAAGTATAGTATCGTCTTGTTTTTGCCATATAATCACCTGCTTATAAAAAAAGGATGGTATAAACCATCCTTATAATTGGTAGCGGTATAGGGAATCGGACCCTAGTTAAGAGTTTTAGAGACTCCTTTCCTAACCACTAGAAGATACCGCCATCGCGGCTTTAAGCCGCTATTAAGATTTCCAATAGAAAAATTCTGTCCAAGAGCCAACATCAAATACGGTTTCACCATTTTCTTCCCAAGTACGAGTATAATAAGAGTGAAATTTTTTATTCCGTCCCTTATTATGTTCATTAATAAACTTTTTAATTTCTTTCGCACAATCTTCTCGAGAAATATTATTAGCAATTTCTCGCCTTATGCCTTGAGAGTTCTCAAAAAATAGTTTTCCCATTTTTAATTCTCCTTTACTTTTTCTATATATATTATATCACAGAAAAATAAAAAAGTCAAATATTTAATTACATAATTTTTGCGAAACTACGATATAAGATTTCAACTACATTTTTTGGTAAAGTAATTGTGACCATATCATTATCATCATGACTAATAGGTTGAATATTGTCTGGAATAATTGGAGAACTTGCATTGTTATTAGTTAGATTTAATAATAATGTACGAGTAATTGCTCCAGCAATACCATCTACAGTTAAATTATATGCTTCTTGGAATGCTTTAACTGCGGCCGCTGTATTTGCTCCATAACGACCATCTACATCACAATTATAGCCAAGTTCATTTAATTTTTGTTGTAACTCGGTTACATTTACTCCCGCGGAACCTCTTTTTAAGCCAGTTAAAATATTTAGTTGCTCTGCGGCTTGTAGCTAGTCATGAGTATATAAATTCTTAGGAATAGCAAAGTGTGTCCATCCTTGTCCGCCTACAGCATCATATTGAACTTCACCTGCTTTAACGCCTGTACAATGGATAATAACGCCATTCCCAATGTGTAATCCCGTATGTGACATTTTTTTCTCATCTTCTTTATATTTAAAAACACAACAAACCACATTTGGCATATCTGTTACTTTGCCTCGCATATCCCAAGAGTCGCCTGTATTATATTGAGTTGTTGCACCGACAGCAGATATATTAATCCCATTTTGTTTTAAAATCCAATAAGTAAAGCCGCGGCAGTCAAAGAACCGCCGCCCATCATATTTACATCCAGAACAATTTGGGAGTTGTTTTTCATTAAGTATTTGACATTTATCAATTATATCTGGATATGCACTATTCATTTTAGCTTTTCTATTTTCAGGCGTACAGATTTGTCCTGCGCCTGTGTATACATATGGACTTCCTAAATATTGCTAAGCTAAATTAATAATTGCTTTAGCTTTATCATTTAATAATACACTCATAGTTTTATCCTCCTGTCCGTAGTTTTTTACTAATAAGGTATTAGGATAATAAAAAGATAAAATTTGTTTATAATTATAATTATGTGCGCCAGCCCATATTGCGCCTCTTTGACTTAATCCTACACCATGGCCCTTTTTCTATCGTCCATCTGCGGCATCCCAGGGGTCATCTTGCTAAATTAGATATGGGAAATTACCACCCCAACGTTCTTGTGAAGAAGTTGTCCGGCCTCCGTTATTGGCAGAATATACTGCTCGAATAGGCTAGTTATTATATGTTAGGATTTCTCCGGCAGTTTCTTTGACAGCCAAATAGGCATTGGGATATTTTGTTTGATCAGCTCTATTCGCGCGATAAGCCATAATATTACCAGTATCAGAAATTGGTGTACCAATTAAAACATTACGAGATACAGCATAAGTTCTCGAAGCGACTGCCTGCGCCTTTGATGCTTCTAAATTACTATTACCAATTTCAGACGCAACTACACCAATTAGATATTGTTCAAAATCAATATCAATTATACTGTCTAAAGTAGTACCAAAATAATCTGCGTTCTATTGTCTATTAATTTGTAATTTTATATTCATTGCTAAACCTCCAAAATAAAAAAGCCCAAAAAGGGCTTTTATTAACGATTAGCAGAAACTAGTGCGGTAAGGAAGATTCCAAATGCCATGCCAAAGAAAAAAGCTAAAAATAGCCACCAAAAACTAATCATTATTCATTACCTTCTTTCTGCTGTAATGCATAAATCTTACGTTGGATTTTTGCGGCAAGCTTATGATTATAGAATCCCTTTTTTAGAAGTTTGTCACGCCGATATTCTAGAATCGCAATTCTCTGTTCAATTGTCATTATATTATCTCCTTTATCTTTCATCCGCCTCATCTAAACTTTTAGCGGTATTAATTAATATTTGTTTTAGCTGTTCATCTATATGAAAACGCTATGCGTTCTTCTCTATTGATAATAATAAATTACCATCTTTTTGCCGCTCACTTGCGGCTTTCCAATCTGCGAGCATCTAAATTATATCTACCAATGTCATATCAGAAACACCATTTGCGAAATGTTCTGGATGATGACGATAAACCGCATAATGGTGGTCTAGTGCGGGTTTAAGCGCGCGAAGATGCTCATAGTATTTAGGTGAGTCATACGTTACATCACTTAGACATTCCGTATGCTCAGCAAATAACTATACTTCTGGAGATTCTAATTTTGCTAAATCATGATTGATTCCTCGCAATGTAAGCTTATCAGTAAAAAACTTAATATATTTCCTTACTTTTTCAATATGCTACCAAGTTTTTAGGCGACATTCATCAATTGTCACGCCTATCACCTCCTACTAATAAAGTAGGAAATTTACTATTGAACTATGGCATCTTGTTCACTTGACTTGATTCGTTGCTCCCATTCATCAATATTAACATTACGCGGCTTAAAAATATAGATGTCACCTTCTTTATCTACATATTCATAATGCTCTTGAATTTCGGTAAATGGAATGGTATCATTTAATGTTGCTTTGATGACAGGTGTTCGACTATCTATAAGGTTAAAAATTCCAATAATAATACATGCAAGTGGAATTATAAGTAAAACTAGCCAATTGTCATCTAAATCTGAAAGCGCGAGAAGTATTACCCCTACTATCATAACAACTATACCAATACAAAGCAATAGTCCACCTAGTCGTGGATTTGCGGCTGAGCCACTCATCCCATAATATAAGATATTCATCTATTTCTATTCTCCTTTAATTATCCATGATATTTAAGTAAGTATTCGGGAGATACACATTTAAATGACTTAACGCCATCTAGTGAGCGACATACAATACCTTCCTTTATCTTATGATTGATTACAGAAGGTTCACTATTAACATATTCTCGAAGCTCTTCAACAGTATCTGGTAAAATAAATTCATCATCCAAAATTGGTACACAAGGAACATGATATGTTACTTCAAGTAACTCTCGCATGTCCCAACTATTCCAGCGCCCTTTATCAGAGGTAATAAGATTAAAAGCGCGAAATTCATGACGGTCTAGATCATAATTATTGCGTTGAATGCCTTCACCATAGGTTTCACCCTGAATTGTAACCCATTCAATGCCAGGCATAGTGTCGAGTAAAGACGATAGCACATTAAAAATATCATATTTTTGTGCCATTTCCCAATATACGTTAGTATCATAATAACAAGGCTTGTCAATACTATCAAAGCATACATTCCGAGAACAGACATAGAAATGCTTTTTATTAAATCGGCCTCGTTTCATAGTAAAGGTAGTTGAAGATCCATCAACTTTTTCTGTTACAATCCAAGGATCTTTATTTTGAAGAGTCCAAACTTGATTCTCAATTCTTTCTTCATCAGTCTTTTGAACCCAAGTAGGCCATCCGCCCTTTTTGTCCTTCTTTTTGCTGAAGAAGAAGAACATAACTTCGCGGCCAAACTTATATTTCATTAGCCAACGAACAAATGACTTCTTGAAGATATTAGGATGACGAGCAGCCATTTTCTTATATTTATCCACAGGCGCGGCCTTACGCTGATTATCTTCTTCATCAGCATAAGTTACGCCCAATTGCTTAGTTAGAAAACGAGATTCATTTTCTACATTATGATTATGTCCTTCATTATCTACGATATAAGCAGTATTATATCCTTCTAGATGAAGTGCAGGCACGATATGCCAGCCAAAATCTTCTGCGTGCATAAGTAAGCCTTGACTTATCGTTTTACACATTTTAAGCGTTTTTACTTTATAGTTACGTTTTTCAAGAAATGCAAAGCATTCTTTATCAGAAGGAACGCGAGAATCAATTTCAAAGTAAATAGCAGGATCGCCTACTTTAAATTGACTTTTTTGTACAATTACATGCCAACCGCCAACGATCGCGGTTTCAACACGATCATATCCCGGAATTGGTTCAATGCCATCAATTATAACTACATATGCCAATTGCCGAGTACCACTATTATCTAACATTTTTCTTGCTCCTTTCTTTATATATCAATTATATCATAATTTAAATTATTAGCCAAATAATTATTTCTTTATAACTCCAACCATCTAAATCATCATTCCAAATAAAAAATATGCGGCGGCGTCCATCATAATCTTCACCAATAGTAATGTAGCCGTCATGAAGGGACTCACAATATTCAATATTTCTTAATGTTCCGTTGTCTAACATTATATCACTAGCTTGATCTCTTAGCCAACTCTTATGTTCATTACTCATTAAAAATCTCCTCCATTGCGTGGCGGATCACTAAGTATTGCAGCGATAATAAATAAAATGATAATGCATATAATTATAAACCACATATTATTCCTCACTTAATCTTACAATAATATACAATAGTTTGCTTTACTCCGTCATATTCTTTATGATCTTTAACCTTCATTTTCATGTGCACTGCACTACCAACTTCCAAGTTTTTACTTGAAGTAGTCCATACATATACATTTTCATCCACATCTTCCATAATATGCATATGAGAATCACCATATTGTCCGCTTAATGCGATATTTTGCTTAATCGTTACGTCTTTTTCAAGCCAAGTATCTTTTTCACCCTGATATTCGCTCTTACTTACTCCATGTTCAAGAGTATATACATATTTACGCACAATCGCATGATCCTGCATAGATAAATCTTCTTCATCTGAACTATCTCGTACTTCAGACCAGTTCAAGCGCCTAGTGAAAAATCTTTCTGGGATCAGGTCCGGTGTCTTATCTGCGGGAATATACCAGCCAAAAACATTATTATATAATACAGTATGCATAGGGAGTTCAGCACGCCATTCTTGGATGCCATTATTATCGCCCCAAAGAAGAGTGATAAAACCCGCTTTGCCAAAGCCAAAAGCGTTACGAGCAGCAAACTTCACGCGCCGTTCTTCTTGCTTTACTTTCGCGGCAGTTTGACGTTTTTCAGCTGCGCGATCAAGAGCTTCACGCTGCTTGTTAGTATACCAACGGACTTCTAAGTTTTCCTTACCAAAGCCGTGACAACGATAGCAAGTGCTGTCGCCCATAGCATTCATACTATAATGGCCGCTGCCGCCACAACGCTTACACGGGCACTGTACAATAACATACATCTTATTGTCACGATTGTAAGGCTCGCCCATAATTTTATAAGTTTCATAAGATTTCGCAACAGCCATTCTTAATTTCCTCCCTCATCTTTTCTATAAATATTATATCAGAAATTATAAAAAAAAGCAAGTATTTAATTACTTGCTTTTTGTAATTGCCAAATTTTTATATCTTGGCAATTTATTAGAAAGGAGGTATCATACTGTGTGATT